GCAGCTCCGGAAAGAATGTTTTCAGCGTTGGTATTAGCTACACCATCCCATTCTTTTTTTAATCCTGCAACGTGATCGTTATACTTTGGCGTTAATGCCGTAACTTGTTCAGTTGTTAATCCTAATGCGGTTGCCTCTTCTGTTGTTATAAAGTCCATAGTCTTTTATTTACTTAGTTATTAATTTGAAAATCTTGTTTTTAATTGCTCCCAAACTTCATCGGAATAGATCAAATTGAAATTATCTCCATGATATTTAATGCTGATTTCGCCTGTTGAATTAACAAAGGCCAATTTAATATCCTCACTATCTAACAATAAATCAGATCCTTTGTATTCGGCATCCGGAATAGTTGGTAAATCTAAAAGCATAATTCTTTTTGCTTTTGATGTTTCCTTATTCTTTTGCTCAATAGCTTGGTTTTGTTGAGCAATAAACTGATAATCTTTTTGTGCTTGTTCGATTTCTTTAGCGTTAGCTAATGTTTTGATTTGTGCAATCATAATTTAGATGTTTTGGATTAGTTATTATTTACTTGGTTCCGGTTTGAATTCCGCAATCTTTACATTTAGTTCTTCAACTGACCATCCTGGATGTCCTTTTTTACCGTAAAGCTCAACGTATTTTTCACGCGCAACTTTAAGTTCTGCTTTTTTATCATCGCTTAATTCAACTTTTTCTGTTTTTGATCCTGCATCAACATTTTTAGCATCATTAACTTTGATGTCTTTTGCCCCTTCTTTACCGCCTGTTAAAGCATCTAATCTTGCAGTTAATTCAGCAATTTGTTTTTGCTCTGCCGTTTGTGGTTTTTCAACTCCTTCTGGATTTAAAGCAACATCAAATTCTTTTTGAATATCTTCAAACGGTTTTACTTCTTCGTAATAACCAGCTTCATTTTTTTCTTTGCCTTCAACTTTTTTAGTTAAGTCAAGAACTTTTTCAACTTTTGCTTCAATGAATCCGTTTGCTCTTATCATTGAAAGAAATCTTTTATACTCGGCAGTATTGTATTCTAACTTTACAACGTGGTTTTCATTCGTGCTTTCGCCTTTAGCATTGTAAGTCATTGTTTTTCCTCTATACACTCTTACGTGTACAGATAATTTTGAATTTTTGTGTGACATAATATTTGTTTTTTAAATGTTTTACTTAGTTGGTGTAGTTGCCGGAATAGGTTCAACTGGTTTCGGAACCTCTGCAACGATTATTTGCTTAATTAGTTTATTAATCAATAAAAGTTTTTCGCTTTCCTTAATATCCATTTCATTCCAGAACATTGTAATTTCTCCGTAATTAGCTTCAAACATCGTAATCCAATACATAAAACGCGTTTGATATTCAAATGTAACATAATCCATTGTTCCTTTTGCGTTGGCCGTGTCGAAATCTTTATCAGTTGCATAAGGCATAAGCTTGTAAAGAATTGAATCTCTCTCAGCTTTTTGAGGATTGAATTTATTTCTTGATTGAGCTAATCTCGCTAAAATAGTTCTTCTTTCAATTGCGTTTGGTGCAATATCACATTGATCGTATAAATCTTTTGATGTTTCCAAAAAGAAATCAGAACCAAAAAACAAATCAACTTTTACATTGTCTTTTCCATATTTCAATGCAAGCGTTTTGAATGCCGATAACGTCGAAATACGGGTTAACTCATAAGAAACCCATCTTAGTTTATCCTGTTTGTTATCGTAGCTTTTACCTACTTGCAATTCGTTAACGGCTTGCGCTTGCTGTTCTTGGTAATCCCCAACAATTGCATTAATGATATTAACCGGAATTTCTTTTAATCTATCGTTCAAATAATTCAATGCTTCAATTGGAATATAATGAAACTTGAAATAGTTTCCAACAATATCACTATCAATCTTTCCGTTTGCATCTTTGTTAGTTGGTACGCTTATGATTGTTCCGGCTTGCAATTGGTTGTCATTTCCTCCACCATTAACAGTTGATGTTTGCGTTGCTTGTTGTTGAGAAATGGTATTCGAGGCCATTGGCTCTTTTTCGCTTGTGCCTTTAATATCACGCCCTGATTTATCTACAACGTTTCCTTTTAGCTTAACAGTAACCGGAATTGCTCCGTTTGGCTCTGTCATTTTCTGCAAGGTTTTCAAAAATACATATTCCTCTAAATCTGGCTTAACATAGCTAAAAATAGATTTCTTTACAATATCATTTTCCTTTGAAAAGTTTTCACTTGAAAGCCAATCTGCAGGACATTCGCCTAAATCGTGCGGAACGTCCGAAATAACATTATAATCTCTATCTAAGAATGCGTATCTTTCAGCATCCATGTAAGCAAAGCCATGAATTACTTTATCATCAACTTTTAATTCAGCTAAATAAGCAACTCTTTCAATTTTTCCGCAATGGCTTTCAACTGCTACAACATGATTAATTGATATAATTTCTCTGTAAGGCTTGTTAATATCGTCAAGGTCATGTACTACAATTGCGTTGTGATCAAATAAAATAGCCTCAAAGAATGCATTTTTAAAGTAACCGTCTTTTAATTCAACAGGACATTCAACTTCTTTATTATTTACAGTGTATTTAAAGAAACTATCTTCGGCATGGAAAACCCTTTTTAGTTGGGGTTTGATTTCATCATTAACAATCTTTGCTGATACTAAAGGAAATCTTAAATATTTATAGAACGACAAGAAATTATCAGTTCTAAAAACATTCTTAACCCAATTTAAAAAACGATCGTTTCCGGTGTATTTTCGCTCTGCCCATTGCTTAAGATACTCATAAGTAATTTCTTGCTGTAGGCTTGATTCAGTAAAATAGCAAATATCCTTTTGCTGACGTTGCGCAGCATGAATATGTTTTGAGTTCGTTTTTTCTTTAATAAAGTCTATCACGGCAGAATTGTTTGTACAAATATAATTATTTTTTCTTAATAGATTGATTAAATGTTTACTAATGGATTTCTTCAGTATCATCAAAATCATTATTCCATTCCATACAGCAATATCTTGTGGCATCCCAAAAGTGATTGTGTTTATCAATTGGTTGATTAATAGCAATTCCGTTGATCTCTCGCCATTTATAGTTTTCCGCTTCTGTTTTTGCTTTTTGATATAATTTGCTTTTAACAATGTTGATTCGTTTTTGTTTCATAAAACCAATCCAAAAAACAACGCCTTTTCTTTTGGCAACTTTAAAAGCGTTATAACCGTGATCTTGCAACCCGTTAACCATTTCAACGGTTCCTTTATCTTCTCCGGTATATTTATCTGAGCTATCGCAAACAATCGGCAAATCATCCTCAATCCACATTCTGTCGTATGCAAGTGCCAAAGTGTCAGGATTATCAATTGATTCATAAATAAGTAATTCAACGAAAATATCAGTATTTGTTTCTGAGTATTTAACAAACGCGTTCGGATCGTTCGTAAAACCAAAATCATTCCCGTACATGTAACCCAAATCTTTAGGGAATTCATCAATATATCTAACGTATGGAAAAATAACGCCAGTTTGCGCGCCTCTTAAACCTAAACCGTAACATTTCCACATGAACTCGTTAGCGGTTCCGTTTTCGATGTTTTTTTTATGTGGTGGAGGTTGGTTGGTATCATCAACTAATTTGCCGTTATAAAATACGCAATCATCTTCGATATAATAAGAACCAGGTTCCCACGGCTCGTAAGAATATATTTTATTTAACTCCTGATCTGAAATAAAAGGATTGTCTTTAAACGTAGTTCTTAAAAATCCAACATCTTCACGCTTTTCAACGCTTTCAAATATCCAGTGAGCAGTAACTGACGGATTGTAGTCAATCCACCAAAACTTACGACAACGCATTTCGGTTTGATCAAATACCGATTGATTAATAAACATTCCTTCATTAAAAAAAGCGTAATCACAACCGCCCCCATGTTTACCGTCACCTAAAAAATGAATAGTTGATTTGCCTATTTTGAAGTTTTTAATCTCTTGTGCTTCATGGAATTTATTAGGCAATCCAAAATCATCCAAACGCCTTTTAAAATCATCGTAAAGCGTTGTTTTGAATTCGTTATAGGTTTCACGATAAATATTGATTGTACATTGTTTTTCGACGTATAAGCAAAGCCAAATGATTATATCAACTCCTGACCATGTTTTACCGGAACGTGAAGAGCCTTCAAGAATACAACCACGATAACCGGAAACAAGTTTTTTATTTACGTACCGTTGCTCTTTGATTGCGTTATGTAGAAATAAGTAATTAGGGTTTGATTCTAACGGTGGATTGTAAAGATTTTCTTTTTTCGTGTCAATTTCCAAATCATCTAATAAACTATTCAACGAAAGAAGTTCTTCGTCTGTTAGTTTTTCTAAATCATATTGGCTTAAATCTATCATAAATATTTTTTGTCTCCACCGTGTGTAACAAGTTAACTAAACCCTTATAAACGTTGACTTTTATTTTTTTGCTTTTTCAAGAATTTTAGACAATAAAAGCTTCTTTTCTTCTGCGTTTAAATCACCGGATTTTTGTTGGTTGTCTTTTTCGTAGAATCCAATATGTTTATTGATTTTTTCAATAGTCCATTCCTTACCATGAAGTTTTAATTCAATGCCGTAACGGGTTTCTTTGATTGATTCAATGCACATTAATTGCTCAGGGGTCAATTCATCAAAAGGCTTAAACACAACTCTTGGCACTTCTTGATAAATAGGCTCTCCATTATCATCAACCAAAGCAGTTATAACCCTTTCATACATGAGTTTAACAAATTGATCAATTCGGGCATTTCGTAAAATATCTAAATGACGAAGCATTGTTTCGGCTGTGATATTAAACTTCTTTTCCGCAATTATTTCGACTTTTTTCCTTAGTTGGTCAATCCTTGCTAAGACGTTGCTATTGCTGTGAAGCCTTGAAGCTGCTTCGTTAATTGTTTTTTTTGTAGCGTTTTTTGTAGAAAATCCGGCCTCTCTATAAGCTTCTGATTTGTTGTCAAGTCTTACGTATGCTTGACAGTACGCTTCTCTTTTTGCAGGCAGTTTAATTGGTCTTTCAGTATTCATCTGTCTTTAGATTTGAACCAAAGTTACGTATAATCCGTATAAAAAGCAAAAACCCGTAAAATTTGCGTTTACGGGTCTGGTCTTGCGGTATTTCATTGCTACTATGTTTTTAAAGGTTGTTTTATAGGCTGCAGTATTCTGAAACAACAAAAAATAAATACTACCCGACTTATCTCTTCAATAAAAACACATTACTTTACCTTCTCTGTGTGTTGAACTAAGAACGGGATTCGAACCCGCACGTGAAACCGATTTTTTCAAGGGATATCTGAGACTTAAATTAATAAGGCTGTAATCCTCGGTTAGATTTCGCTTAATTGATAGCACTATTACTCAGACTTGCATTACTCAAAAAAGCTTATTCACTTACTTCTATTATTAGCGTCTGCCAAGCGTTTAAATACATAACCGTCTTTCCGCC